GGTTCTGAAGCCATTTCTTCTCCGGTCAATATTCTTACACCGTTGTCTAGTTCTTGTCTAGTTGTCGTTAAAGTGGCTTCCGCCTGCTCAATCGCTGGTTGGATTTTTTGCATGAAAGCATCTGCCTTGTCTGCTCCCATCTCGTCTCTGATTCTGTCTGCCAGTTCCAGCATACCTTCTGTCTTCATTGATGCTAGATCTTCCAAGTACCCTGTGACTTTATCCATCATGTCCTTGGCCGCTAATATTAATTCTGATTGTTCTTCAACACCCTCTGTTTGTAGCATTTTGCTTACTTGTTTTTTCTCATCAGGTGATAGACTTTGACCTTTGTCTAGTTTGGCCTTGGCACTTATTGCCGTGGCTCCTGCCTTTACATCTGGATCACTGGCCATACTCCCACCATATTCGCCTAGTTTTCTTTCAGCTATGGCTTGATTGACAATGTCCAACATCATTTGATTCTTCTGATAACTGTCATTTTTAAGCTCTTGTCCAAAATGTGTGTTTTGCGTGATTTCGTGTATCTTTGTTCTGATATGGTTTGCTGTGTCCTCGAGCTCTTCCTTTGTGAATTTAGAAAGATCCATGGTTTGATTGAATCGTGATTCGAATTCTGCCAATAAAGATTCTGTTGTAACTGGTTTTGTAAGGTCTAAGCTCTTCATACTGTGTTTATTTATTAATTAAGCGCCGAACGTGTCATTAAAGATCTGTTGGATGTTTTCCTTACACTCGTCCGCTAGGTGGTTTGCGGAGTCTAATCTGTCGTAATACACATCTTCTGTCAGTGTATCATTAACTCTTTGTGCTTCCTTGATCATCCTTTTAGCATTTTGTATATCAAATAGCTGTGATGCAAACTTGGTGTCCAATTCCAATATATTAATAGGCAAAGCCTTTTGATCTGCCAGGTGATGGGCTACTAGAATTGCGGTCTGTTTCAAGTTTATATCATCATGTAGCACTTTGGCTTCTAACATATCCGCTATCACATATACGTATCTAGTTCCAGTTGATTTTTTAGGAACAATGGCTATGTTGCCTATCAATATGCCTTTGGAAAACTGTTTCGGTAGATGTCTAAAGGGCCTTTTTGCCTCTTGTTTTTTGATAAGATCCGCAAGTTTATTTTTAAGCCCATAGGCTTCAATTTGTTTTACCAGCTCTGATCTATTTTTTTTTGACATTTGCCATCCATTCATTATAAAAATACTGCCATTTTTTTACTCTGCCCTGAAACGCCAGTTGGAAAAGTTTTATTGGATCAGAACTATACTTGCCATAATGATCCATAAAAAAATTAATTTGATAACTTGGAATCTCTCTAGGAAAATTTTCTAAATAACTGCCATTTCTATAATCTCTAGTAAAAACCCTTTGTAAATCTCCATCGTCTACGGTCGCCACGTCATCAATATTGATATCATTTGGATCAAAGGTATTTGTGCTGTTATCTTTTCCTTTCCTGCCCACCCGTGATTGAGAAATCTTAATTGCTTCTGGACAGGTCCCAATATACTGTATCATGTAAGGAAACCATTTACCCTTATGCTGGAATTTATTTTTGTATCTCTCATGCCATGTTAGAGTTTGCCGATAGGCTACGTAATTTTGACAAAAATATCCTAGCTCTCTGCATCTGAGTGACACGGCACCCATGGCCAGACCAACAGTGAGATTGAGGCCCATTAGATGTTCGGCACTCCAACCTGTGAAAGGGTTAATAAAGAAAGGAGGTTTGTCATACGCCATATTATTCCTTTTTGTGTCTTCTTCACCTAATTTATCACGCAATAGTTTTTCGGTAGAGTCCCAATCTTTAGCAATTTGTAGATCTATCATTTGATCGTTACCCGCATATGATCTAGCGGCGTCTTCATTATTATTTGATGAGGGGTCAATGCCTTCTACATGTTCGGGCTCTTTGAGTATGTACACTAGAGCTGTTGTCACATTATTGAATGTGTTATCTTGGCATTGATTATCTGCCCATACAGATGCACAGCTAAGGGCATTTTCAAGCTCAGATTCTCTATGGGGGATCCATAATTCATAAGGCTTGTAATTGCCCTGTTTTATTGACGTTAACAAAGCACAAGGCATGTTAAGAGCACATTCAACAATATCAGTTAAATGATCTTCAGGTATTGGCTTGTTATCTTTTTTCCATCCTATCGGTTGGTATGTGCGTTTTGCTAAATTGTTTATGCTCATTGATCATCCTTATCTTTCTATTTAAAGCATATTGCATACCAGCATCAAGTTTCTTGCGAACAAAGACGGCCTTGTCTGCTAGAACCTTTGCCCTGTCGGCATCTTCAGGTGTAAGGTCATTGCTCTGGAATGAACCGTGTGAGTGCTGTTTAATAAAATCGACATCTTCATCGGTGACGTAGACACGGGCCTTGGGTGCTATCTGTATGAACATTAATTGGTAATTTTTTAGCCTGGCATCTTCATCAGGATCACTACCACTGTGGATAGTAAGCCTGCGACCACTGTACCTGCCGTTGCTATAATTGTTTTGGATGAACTTTTTTGTCCTGCGATCATGTCTTCATTCAATTTTCCAAGTCGCACTTCGATCGCTGAAAGTCTATCGTGAAGTCCTTTGTATCTCTCTGAACAAAGGTCCACGTGTGCTTCTAAATTTTGTTTTTCTAAGTCTGTTGTACTCATATAATTTTTAATTTCATTTTTGAGGTATCGTACCTCCATTATTAGAGCCTGTAAATGAGCCTGAGTCATTGCCTGTGTGAGCCTTTATGTGTTTGTTATATGCCTAAATGTATTATTATTTATCGACTGTGCCAGCGTATGAAAAGTATGTGTTTTTAACGCCTCCGGCCAGTGCAGATATTACTTTTTGCTGGTTTGTGCCTGTTAAGTCTTTCGTTACAAATGTCTGTATAGGAAAGTGTGCGGTGTTACTACATTCTGTCAAAATAGGCACTAGATTAAAATCCTCCACTAGATTCTCTGTTGGATCTGTTTGATCCCCAAACACATCTGGTTGTTCTGTAAAAAATTGGAAGTGCCAAGTGGAGTGTCCACCTTCGTAGTAAGATCCAAAGTCATGGTTGCCAAGCGATAAAAGTTCGACTCTTTGGGGCGGTAGTTCCCATGTGATGTTTCCACGTAACTGAAGTAATTGTAGTATGGTGTTGAAGTTACTGTTTTGATTACGTGCGATTGCCAGCGTGTGCTTATCGTGAATGACTTCTCCTTGCTTTGTTTTGAAAGGAAAAGCCTGCTTAAGATTCCCCGTCTCGGTTATGTCCACAAGTGTGTGTAGTCTGTATTCGTGCATAGAGTGTGATGTAAGTAATAATTACTGGTTTGCTTTTGATTCTGCGATCTTTCTCTCTGCTTCTGCCCACTGCTCCTTGGTCATCATGACTTCAGCTGGCTCCTGTTTGCGATCCACATCATCTGGGATTAGTTTTTTGAAACGCATGTTGAACACTCCCCTTTTCCTGCCACTTTCCAAAACAAGCACAGGATGTCCCCACTTGTCGATCTCTATGTTCTTAACTTCTTGGTTGGCTAAATGAAACCTGCCTATCTCAACAACGTCACCTACGTTGATCTCAACTGTGAATTTTTTCATTATTAAATTCTCCTTTTGGATATTTAAGCCACAAAAAAAGGGCGGAGCCTATTAAAGAATCCGCCCTTTGGTAATTTAAAAAGTATTATGCGTTTACTCTTGCTGAGTTAACACCGTATACTTCGTCAACACCTGTAGATACAACACCATCTGCTGGTAGGAATCTCACGTCAACGTGAACACCACCTGCTGAGTCAGAACTTCCTGAGATTCTGTCTAGGATTTCTGCTTCGATGTCTGCTTCTGCGTCTGCGATGACTCCTGGGTCAGAAGTTTCATTTTGACCTGGATCCAGGTTAATGTCTCCTGCTGAGTCCGCCTTATTGAATTGTCCTGGTGTGCCTTCTACGATAAACGTGTAGTAGTCACAAAGTTCGTCTTCAATAATTGACGCCGCCGCCGCCGCATCTTTTTCAGTTGCTTTGGCCGCCAGTGTGTATGATTGTGCTAAGATAGTACCAAAAGTACCAACTAGTACGCTCATGTCTTGGAACACTGAACCTTTGGTGTCAGGAGTAGTTGCAGTAGTCGTTACTTCGTCATCGAACATCATTTCAATGAAAGTTAAACCTTTTCCATTGAAAGACTGTCTTCTACTCATGTTTGCTGTTGCGTTACTTGTTATCGGCATTTATATTCCTCCTCTAACTATTAACTAACAGCGGCCGCAGTTAAGATACCAATTTTAGTTTCTGTAACTGTTGCACCTGTTAAGTCAGCCGTCACTCCAGGGAAACTAGAACTAGCTTGATCTAATGTTCTGATGTAAGCCTGTAATGCCGCTACTGTTGTTGTACCTGATAGAGTGTCCAATTGGTCAGTTCTTACCATGTACGTTTTTTGTGTGTTCGAGTCAACCAACGGACCTTCTGCTAAGATTCTTAGTCCTTGGTGTTCGAATGCATGTCTAACCATTTGTAGACCTGCTGTTGTTGAGCCTGTAGTTAGGTCTCCTGTCTCACCTGACATGTCAACGATGAAGTCAACTGTTAACAATGTTACGTCAACACCTTCTACTTCAAAGTTTTGGTTCAGAGAGAAGTTCCCTTTTCCACCTGCTACTTTACTTGAGTCATAAGCCATTTTATTATCCTCCTAAAATGTTATTATGCTACCTGTGTATCAGACATGTCTCTGTCAGCCGCTGTTGCTGAAGAAATTGTTGCTGTTACTTTGTCAGGTGTTAATGCGTTTAATCCTCTGATAGCCGTTTGGATTGCCGCAACTGTTGTTGTTGAGCTGATCGTGTCTAGAGCGTCTGCTCTTACCATGTAAGTTTGCTCTGTGTTTGAGTTACCTAGAGCACCATGACCTAAGATGTTTACACCTTGGTTTTGGATTGCTTCCATAGATAATTTAAGACCAGCCGTGTTAGCTGATGCTGTTGAATGCGTTACCTCGGCATTCATTGCATTGATATAGTCCACTGTGATGAAGTCAACTCTTACACCTTCGCCCTCATGAGCTAAATTTGGTGTTTGGAAGTTGCCTGGTCCACCCGCTGGGATTGTTCCGTCGTATGCCATTTTTAATCCTCCTTTTTATCTGATTTAAATGACTTTGATTCCGCTCAGGAATCAAGTTGCAAGTATTTATTGGTAAAGTTGGTAAATTATGCAATAATATTATGATTTGATCCAGATCTCGTCACTTTTCGTGGTCTTGACGTACTGATAGCCAAGATCATTCAAGATCCCGGTAGCCTTACGTGTTATCATAGGACGTTTTCGTCTTTTCATTTCTATATTAATTACTGGTGAGTTAATAGTAAGAGTTTCTCTTGCACCTTCCAACAATGGCACTTCAAAACCGTCCACATCAATCTTGATGTAATCAACATTCCTAAGATCGAAGCTGTCTAAGGATCTACACTGTATATCACCCTCACGTGGATCAGTATCTCCTACTTTGTGATTCAAGTGTGTGTCGGTTTTACCCTGTTCTGCAGTATGTTCGTGACTGCTGAGCCCATAAGGATGTAAGATAACATTAGACTCCGATATGTTTCTTTTAAAGCATTCTCTGAAATTAGGATTTGGCTCAAAGCAAATGACTTTGTCAAATATCTTGGCTAGTGGCCTTGTCCATTGCCCTATGTTGCTACCTATGTCCAATGCGTTTCTGTAAGAAGACACGTATTTCATACTTGCCTCCCTCTGTGCTTTTTGTCCACCACCAGCGTCTTTGAAAAACTTTGGTTTGTCATGGGAGGCGTACAGCACCCAATAATTGTTGTCCATTAAAATTCCTTGAATTTTCTTTGAATATCTGTGTTTGGCAACTTCGACTGTAACATCTGTTTTAATCTTGATACAGTCTGTGCCTGTGTTCTGGAATCAAGTCTATTGTAATTGGCAACTGCTCTCCTAACGTTCTTATAGTTCGCATCTGTGATGTTAAGAGCACGTTCTAATTGTGTGAGATTCTTATAATGTTCTTCCCATGTTCTTAGGTATCTCCTCAGTGCCATCACGGGTACTGGTTGTCTTTGCCTCATGGCCTGTGCCTGATTTTTATTCTTGAGCTTCTTGGTTATATCAGGATCACCTGAAACTATGGCCATCATGTTTGCAAGATCGTTGTTGATCATTCTCACTTGATCGAAAGTGCCCTTAGCCATGGTTTGATCAGCGTATGACTTAACGAATGGCAGGGTGTCATCATGTTGACTCATTAACGCTAATGCAAGAAAACTAAGATATATCCTCTCTGTGACCTCTGGAAACGTGAATCTCTGCAGGTCACTAAATTTCCTAATGACCTTACCTTCTGATACATACTTTAAAAATGGCGTTAACATATAGGTATTTATAGAGCACATGCAACGAAACTTTATTCTCACAGATCTGATGAAGACTGGTAAACATGAAGACGTTGATAAATTTTTCAGTTTACATAGCCTACAAGATCAGACTTTTGAATTAGAATCAGAATACTATTGTTTACACAACTATGATCTTGATGGCTATGACAGGCGATTTGCCATTGTAGATGTGCGTTATGACAACCACCGGCTTAAGAACAACGACGAGTTTAAAATGGAATTGGAAAAAAGATGTAAACTACTGCATAGCCAAGGCTTCAAGTTCATATCTGCTACGCCGTGGGAATCATTAGATAATATTTCGCAGACCGAACCGTATCCAACTTTACAAGTCGACCATATTAAATGGACAGGTGGCGTATCTTGGTTCTGGTCATACATGTATCATAAACACAAAGACAAAAAATATATTTTTGATCATACACATAAAAAGTATGACTTCCTGTACCTAAATAAATGTCCTAGACAGCACAGAGTAAAAATGTTCAACAAACTTAACAAATTAGGCACGTTGAAAAAAAGTTTGTACACAAATTGGCCGCACAAAAAACTACCTGCAGAATATGAACTTCCATGGGCCCAAGATTATCCTCAGTACGGCAGGGATCAAGACATCTATGAAAAGCCGTACAATGATACTGCCTGTAGCATTGTGTCAGAGACCAATGACAACGACAAGGAAATTTTCATGACGGAAAAGATTTGGAAACCAATTATAGCACAACAAATTTTTATTGTGCATGGCAATTACCTATATCTACAGCGACTACGAGAGATGGGGTTCCGGACATTTAATAACTATTTTGAAGAGGTGTACGACTTAGACCGAGACCCTGACATCAGGATAAACACCATTGCCGATGTGTGTGATAGGCTATGTGATGCTCCATGGCAGGACATATATCTACAAACAAAAGCTCTTAGACAGTACAATCATGATAATTTCTTCAATAAAGAAAAATTAAGTCTTGAAATTAATAAAACTTTAAATCTATTTCTTGAATTTGCTGACAGCGGTCAAATTACGTCTTGAGAATCCTAACCTATCAACTAGTTTGACAGCATTGCCTGATTTATCAACAGCAACAAAACCTTCTGGTTCAGTTACCTCTAGTCCGCTATCTGTCTGTGAAAAAGAACCTATGGCCATCGCTTGATTCATTTTTTTAAGAATGAATGCTTTCATCTGTTGCACGGCCTTATAAAAGGTCAGCATTGCCTGTAATGGCTTCTTGGCTCTGTTGAGAAACACAGGCATTTGTTTCATCTTGTCTTGTCTAAGTTGCAGGGCCTTCTGTGCCCTAAGTCCTGCGATCTGTTGTTGCATCCTGTCGGCATAAAATTTCCTGAAGCCCTGTAAAAACTGATTTACATTGGTAGGCAACTGTCCCTGCTTCACCATTGCATTTATGTACAGTTGAAAGGTTGGAATGAAGTCCTGATTCTGTCCAAGTACAGAAGAAAGATTTCTAGGAACATTATTCAATAAGCCTTCAAGTTTCTCGATGCCGTTGTAAAATTGCTTGGTTTCTGCATCTGTGAACTTTGCACTACCTGAAACATCCTTATAGGTAGCATTGTCAAAGAAAACGTCATTGCTTTTAGTGAAGCCTGTAACATCTGCCCCGCCCTGTGCGTTCATATCTGCAAGAGATTCTCCAGTGTAAGTTGTATGGAATATTATACCAACCTTGGCTCTATCTATCTGTTTAGACAAATCGGAGTCTTCTGGAACGGCATATGTGATCGTGTTTGGAGTGAATGTAAGATGAGGCTTGCCACCAATATTTTTTCTTATCACATCCTCATCGGTAAACAATAGGTCTCCTTGCACAACGCCTTGTATATTTAATTTTTTAAGATGAACAAGACATTTCAATAGTTTCTGCCCAAGATCGTCAGTTCCGTGATTTGATGCTATATCATTTTTTGTGTAATTGATCTTTGCGTTCTTGGCAAAAACTGATTTGGTTCCTACAAAGAATCTGCCATTGTCTGGATTGGTCCCACAAATAACAGCAGGGGCACCGTCCCACTTTACCGACACGCTCATTGCTTCTGAACTAGTGCCTTTTAGTGTCAGCAACAATCCTCTGAAATATTCTAGCACGGCCTTGCCACCTTCGTAACCATCTGTGATTACAATATCCTCGATATGTTCTAGGTGTGTCCTTTTAAATTCTGTGAGGACATCTTCGATTAACATTTTTTAGTCCTCTTTGTATTCGCCGTCTTTGATTTTTAAAACGTTTTCTTTAACGTCTCTATTCTCTTTAATACGTGCGACGCCTTTGCTGAACTTTGATGCGTCCATGTTTTTTATTGCGGAATTGAACTTTTTCTCCAACTTGAATGCTGTGTCTTGGTCAAAGTTTTCTCTGATGTAAGTCATTAGTCTAATCGCTGATTCTAATATATGGGACGCACGGCTCTCAACCACCTCTTCCTTGTCTCTTTTTAGAGGCATAGAGCTTAATTCTTCTAATAGACTTCTTGTGTGTTTTTGCATTATAGGTATTTACTCTTTATTGTAACACAATTAAAGCAAAAGTCTACTTCGTTTACTGGTAAAAGATGTGTTTGTGCTATTGAACATATATACTTTTATGAAATTGAGTAAACAACAGAAGATTAGACTTTACTCACACCACGATCATGACATAGACGATCTAGACGGAGAGTTCTGGCCAGTCATGGGCATTCTTGCCTCAATATTAGCTTTATGGACCGGACTTATACATCTAGTAGATTACCTAACTTGGAACATTATTCCATGGTGGGCCGAGCCATTCACCATCACACCTGTGATATTTTTCATTGTGATGCATGAGAAATACGATTCAGTTAATCCGGTGCATTGGTGGCCGATGTTTTGGGGATACAGTGTCACTCTACCGGATGATGACAGGATAACGATCAGACCATTGGACACAGAACGTATAATGAAACAACACGGAGGCAGGTGTAATGTCCACATTGTAGACTACGAGACAATCAAGTTTCGTAAAAGAAAAGACGCTGTGCTGTTCGGCTTGATTAACTCTTGAAGACTTTGCCGTATTTGCTTTCGTACATCTTCAATTTATCTGAAAGCTCTTTGACTATTTGTTGATATTCAGATATCTGAACATCATAGTTTCCTATCTCCGCAGTCATTTTTCTAATTATATTACTGTAATCCTCGATAGCGACACATAAGGTTTTGATTTGATCATCCCTATTCATTTGCCCTGCCTGTTATATTTCTTGAATGCTCTCTTCCTGTGCTTGTTCATGGAAGACATCTTTATTCTTTTATGACTGTTGCCCTGAGAAGTTTTCTTCTTTGGTCCTCTGTTGTAAATGCTTGATCCTAATCCTTTTGGCATAATGTTATAATATAGTAGACAGAGTTATTAGTCAAGTGTATAATGTAAATAATAATATGATCAAATATCAACTTAGATGTAGATGTAATTACGAGTTCGAGGGTTGGTTTCCTGACAGCAAAGCCTACAAAAAACAAAAGCAAAAAGGACAAGTACAGTGTCCGAGATGTGATAGCACGGAAGTTGATAAGGCCATAATGGCGCCTAACGTTAAAAGGCCTAGAACCAAGAAAATTCAAGACGATTATATGGTAATGGGTGACAGTGCCGAAACTATATTACGTAACCTTAACAAAAAGATCAAAAAGGATTTTCAGAATGTTGGTAAAAACTTTGCGAAGGAGGCCAGGAAGGCACACAAAGGCAAACGTAATAAAAAATTTTATGGTAAAGCAACAAAAGAAGAAGCCAACAAACTGTTAGATGAAGGCATAGACCTATTTGCAGTTCCTGACTACAAAGAAAACTAATCGCAGAAACACTTAGATTTTTCATAAGGTTGACCTTTCACACGTTTTAGTATATAATTGTACACATGATACGTAGGATAACAGAGATTGAAACTCCGGCGGATCGTAAATTAACAAACAAGGAAAAGGAAACAATATGCTAACAAGTATGTTTAATACACTTTTTCCTTCTACTAAAAAGGAAAATAAAACCATGGCAAACTCAACTCAATACGTTGTGTACACTAGAAACTTCAAAACAAGAGCGAAGCAGATCGGTGTATTTGCGGAGCCGGCATCTTCATACAAAGTTGATGGTGAAGTACACGGTGGTAAAATCAAGTTCAAGAACCTAGCAGTGAAGTCAACTGCAAGAAAGACAGCTACTAACAAGTTGCTATCTAAAGGTATTGATTTTACAGTAGAAGTATTAGGTGTTGCACCTAAGGCATCTGCATTAACAATGAAGTCTAACATTATTTCTTTGTTAAGAAAATCAGGCAGAAAAGTAATTAATTACTCTGCGTAATTAATAATTCTAAAAGGGCGGTAGGCAACTATCGCCCTTTTTTTGTGGCCGTTAAATAGTAGTATGAAAACTATTCATGTAGAGGCCAGCACCTATTGTAATGCAAGATGTCCGTTGTGTCCTAGAAGTCTCTATGGATACAAAGTAGAAGGAGTTTATCCTGAAGTGCATCTGTCGGTACAAAAATTCAAAGAAGCATTAGAGAAATTTCCTAGTAGAGAATATGTTTATTTCAATGGAAACTTAGGTGACCCTATGATGAATCCTAATATACTTGAACTAGCAAATATGACCAACTGTCGTACTTCAATAACAACAAACGGTAGTATAGGAACACAGAACACTTGGCAATCTTTAGCCAAAAACAATGTAGAAGTAGTCTTTAGTATAGACGGACTTGAAGATACAAACCATTTATATAGACAAGATGTTGAATGGAATAAACTTATGGATAGAGTAAAATGGTTTATTGATGCTGGAGGTCAAGCAACATGGAAATGGATTCCATTCAAACATAATATTCATCAGAAAAAAGAAACAGAAGAGCTATCTAAGAAACTTGGATTTAAAAAATTTTATGTCGAGGACCATGGCAGATCATTTGGGCCTGCACTGAATAAAGAGGGAACCAAAATCACGCACTGGATCCTGCCTGCAGATGATTCGCGTGAGCCACATCCTTATGATATTGCCGGTGGCATATCCAGATACAAGGAGACACACGACAATTTCCAAGTAGAGCCTAAGATATACGATATCCAATGCGAATACCTACTAAACAAAGACCCCTACATAAATGCTAAAGGAGAAATTGCACCATGTTGCTATCATGGATACGACACGCCTGGTAGGCCATTCGTTAAGGTAGAGAACCATCCCAAACTGATGGCGAGTTGGAAAACAAAAAGTTGTAATCCTGTCTGTGCAATGACTTGTGGTAAAAATTAAACTAGGTGATCAGAACTGTCTGTGAATGTACAGTTAACCTTTGTCCAGGAGTTATTGTTAATTAGAGCGGCCTTCCTTGTGTTGTACTGCTCTGCCCAATCATCTTCTCCTGCTATGCCTGGAGTGCCTTTGGTGCCAAAAGCGAAAGTCTTTTTTAAACTTGTTTTATCGCCACGTTCGTCTTCGACAAGAGCCCATTCTAAAACAGTACAGGTCTCATCCATTACTGTCAAGGCCGCATCAGTGAAGAAGAAAGCCTGTGCCGCGGCAACGTCGGCGAAAGTGGTAAGTGCAGTTGAACCGTCATAAGGCTGTGCAATGATCTTGGTCTGCTTATTGAAAGTTCCGAATACGTTATCTGAATTAGGCATATGTGGTATTTATGTATTTCTGTGGCCATAATGCACCACGTTGTCTGCTTCAGGATAGGTTCTCCATGGGTCAAATATGATTGTGTCATTATCTGCTTTTATTTTGTCTGACTCATGCACTCTAACCAGCACCTGCACAGGAGTGTCAAAGCCATTTACAATGGTACCACCGTGTTTTTGTACATAGTGTTGCACCAGTAGACTGTACGAACCCTCCACAAGATCTGTGCCTGGTTTATATGTGTCTGATGAGAAACACACGGCCTTTCCGTGTTTAAGTATTGCCCTGGCCATGTTCTCTGCCTGTTTTTCTCTTGCTGTCATTATGCCCTCGAAAAGGTCATAGCCTAAGCCCAGGTCCTGTGCCAGCCATCTCAGGGCTATGTTATCTCGTGGGTGGCAAGATCCGCCGTCCCCCATTCCTGCTTTCATGTATTTTGAACTTACAATCCGCATGGTGCTGTTACCTAGGGCATCTGTTACTTTGTCAACATCCATGTTGCCCAACTTGTAGGACACGTCCTGTATCATGTTGACCAACGCAATTTTATTACTAATAAAAGTGTTATAGAAAATTTTCATGCACTCAATTTCTTCGTAGGTGCCAAACTCAACCCTAGGGAAATTATCACATACCCTATTATAGAAACTTTCAAGGAGTTCACTTCGTTCCTTACACCTGGATCCTTTTAGTCCCCTCTTGGTGCCTATCATTATCATTTCTGGATTATGCATATCATTGGCCACAGTGCCCATGGCGATAAGGTATGGATTGTAAACCAATTTAGTATTGGTCACGATAGGATGCAGTTCTCTTCTGATTGTGCCCGGCAACACAGTTGATACCAGCACTAGTGTTTGTGATTCCACCATGTGTTTATTGCACACTTCAATTACCTTTTTGACGGCGTCGTAGTTGAAGTCACGTGTTGGCAAGTGACTGGTGGGCCTACTGCCATCATATCCTTCTTCGTGTGGGGTGGGCGTGGCAACGAACACAATATCTCGGTCTTGGACAAGTTCTTTTATGGTGCTCCTTATCTCAACGATATCACTTCTTTTATCCTTGATGTCATAACCAGCAACATGAAAGCCTTTGTTGGCTATGGCTTCTGCACAGGGCATTCCTAGTTTTCCAAGACCAATAAATCCAATCTTCTCTCCGTAAACTATTTTCCTGTGCATATGCATAGTTATGGCTCGCTATTGGCTCGCTATTGGATCTTTGAATTTTGGATTATTTGGAATAATCTGGCAGTGGTCCGCCGTATTTCTTGCCCTTTATTCTCTTACCAGACACCTTCATTGTTTTACCACCGACTTTCTCACTACGGTTGCCGGTTCTTTTCATCTTGCCCTGTGATTTACAACTGCTGACCCATGATGCAGGTAGGCTCGACATTGGTTTTGAACACACCCCTTTAGGTGCAGGTCCTATGTTTTCGTCGGTGTTGTATATCTCGTGTATCTTCATTGCGTGTGTATTTAACCCATCCTACATGTCAAGTTGATCTTGTGCAGAATGTAGCACTTCACACTATTAGATATCAGTTATGCTTTAGTTCAAGCATTAGTTTAAGTATTAGTTTAAGTCGTTAAGGTTTAGTTCTTTAAGGTATAAGGTCTATAAATACGCATATGAAGATCTCAGAATTAATCCTAGTGCCAAAAAAACTTCAAGATACTACATCTTGTGGCACTACATATAGTGGTCAATCGGAGGGCTCGGCACAAGATATAGTGCCACAAAATACATTGCCAGAAAATGAATTGGCACTGGAGGTTGACACGCCGATCGAGGAACATCCAGACCACTCTGCGATCACAGAAGGCGTCAGCCAGATCCTGAGGCGAACAA